TCTTCAAACATAATCCAGCCGATCTGCAGGCTGTCGTTGCATTCCTTTAAGCTCTTCACGGCTGGGCCAGCCGTGCCGATGCAGTGGCCGTCAAGGGAGCAAGCAAGTAGGATCGCAGTGAACATGGCTTTACCTCCAGCCAGCAGCCCAAGCCTTGAGCCGCTCCTTCAGGATATACATTGCCAGCAGTGCTATAACAACGCAGCCAGCCATCGCAATGATTTGAGCAGTTCCGTTTAGCGCCTGAAACGCTGCTACAGCGCCGCCTACCGCCGATGCACCCTGCACCACCGAAGCCTGCACGGTCTTGCTCTGTGTGGCGCTCGTGCGGGCTGTGGTGGGGTTCTCAGCGACAACAGGCGTGAGGAACAGGTCAACCTCGGCCTGACGGCGGTTTATCAGACCCTGCACGACCTTGCCGCCAGCCTTGCGAAACATGCGGATGGACGCTGGGACACGATCTTTATTGCCAGTATTGAAATGCCGCAGCGCAGAAGACCTGCGAAACGCAGTGGGGCCAATGTTGTAAGCCAATGAGGTGAAGGCACCAAGCTCATTCTCATTGATTGGCGCGGTGATTGATGGCGTAATCTGCGCAAGAAACTTCTCGACAGTCTTCTCAAGATACCAATCAGCTTCGGCCTGCGTAATTGTCGTATCAGGGCCAACCTCAATGAAGCCAGCGCTGGTTGTCAAACCGTAGCCAACAGTCCAGACGCCAGCCGAGCACTTGTAAGCCTTGAGCTTGCAGCCCTCCCAGCGTTTAATCAGATCGAGCGAGTCTTGGTTTAGCATGTCAGTCTCCTTATTTCGAAAACGCATCATTGAGCAGGATGATCTCAAGTCGCTGCACTTGAAGCTGAAGCTCGTTTGTCGTTTTGATATTCCAGCCCAGCAGAGCCACAATAACACTGACGAGCGATGCGGTAATCACCTTATTGTCCATCACTTTCTCAACGCCTCTTCTATGCCATCCAGCTTCTCGAACACCCGCGCAAAGTTTGATCTGACCTCTTTGAACTCACGATCATGCGCAGCTTTGGTTGCTTCTACCTGTGCCTTTAGCACCTCGATCTCGGTGTGGTGGCTGTTGATCTTGGTGTAGATCATCCACACAAACGCGCAGACAGGGACAACAATATATTTCAGAAAGAGGTCAAGAGTTTCCATCAGTATGATCCCTCCCACACCCGCAGGGCGGAGAACTCGTTGGACATCATCTTGCGCTTGATGACCTCTTTCATTGCCTCCGTATCTTCCCATGATACGCCAGCCTCTTTGAGCCAGATTCCAAGCAGGCCGAGATCCACGTTGCCTACATGCTTGTAGTCCGAGCCAAAGCTGTTTTGCGTGGTCTCACGGGCGTGCTGCGCGTCGTTGAGCATGTGGGACGCGTCAAACGTCTTCTTGATGAGCAGCTTGTCGTCTTCAAAGCTGAACTTCTCGGAGATTTTAGTTGAGTGTGCGGCTTTTTGCATTGCGAGGCTTCCGTGTCTTTTTGGGGGCTTCAGATTTCGCGGCTACTGGAACCGCTGCGGCTGGCTTCGCGACTTCGCGCAAAACTGTGATGCTGTCGGGTCGGAAGGATGTGATCTTGGCGATCTCAGCGTCCGACAGGATAACAGTTTCGCCCTTCTCAATGCGGCCCTTGCTGCACTTGATCTTGATGCGATTGACGATGACTTCTTTCATGGCAAGCTCCGCTGGGTAAGGGTAGAGGGGGCCGTGAAGCCCCCTCTCGCCCGATTAGGACGTGGTGTTATCGAAGATGCCGCCGTTGGCAGCTTCGTTCTTCGCGCAGAGTGTCAGCTCGGTGACAACCTGACGTGTGGTGTTGTCGCCAGTTTTCGCCAAGGCGACGTTCTTGGTCGGACGCAGAACTGCGACTTCCCACATGTTGTCCTGCATGATGAAAACGTCACGCGAGCGGTTCTCCCGGCTTGGCATGAACTCTACGCTACCCCATGGGGTGACGTACACGGCCAGAGACTTGATCACACGCTCGTCGCCAGCTTGGACTGCGGAACGCTGGTTGTTGTTACCAGTGAAGCCGAGAGCTTTGTTCATCTGGAACGCTGAGAGGTAAACCGTGTCTGGCTTGCCGCCCTCTTCCCAGATTGACTGCATAACAGTGTCGAACTTGTCTTGATCGAACGCTGTGAGAGCAGTTGTCTCGTCTGTACGGGCGTCTGTGCCGTCGCCTGTTGGGTCTGCACCCTCGTTCGCGCCAAACACTGTGTTGGTGGTCAGCCATGCAGGCACACCAGCAAGTTCACGGGCAGTGGTGGAGTTACCAGCGGCGCGTGCGTTGTTGTCGAAAAGAGCCTTCTCGATGTCCAACTTCTGCTCTTTTGCAATCTTCAGGGTCTGGTATGCAACCTCTTTTGCGCGGCCAGCTTTGTCCAGACCTTCGTCTGTGTCTGGAACGACAACAGCGTTTTTGAAGATTTGTGTGTAGTTGCCGAGGCGAGTTGTTGCACCGCGAGCTTCGCCAGCAGTTGCGTCGCCTTCAACGTGCGCGTTTGCAGCGGAGGCGCGGAGGCTGTCTGTCTGCCACTCAACCAGAGTGTTCTTCGCGGACGTCTTGGACGACTTGGAGTAGAGGGGCGTCTCTTCGGGAGAGATGTTGTAGATGACATCTTTCAAATCTTCGCGGATGCCGACGGCATCGTAGGAGTCGAATGTGTTGCTTGGCTGGGTCATTTGTGTAGTCCTTTCAAAGACTTAGGAGTTGAGGATCAGGCCCAATGCGTCATTGATTGAGCCTGTTTTCTGCAAGCGCGATTGCGCTTTCTTGCGAGTTACAGCTTGGCCGTCTGATGTTCTCTTTGCACCAGCTCGCACGACAGGTCGGGCTTTATCACCCTTCTGTTGTGCCTGCTTACGCTTGGATACTAATGCCCGGTACTTCCGTGCGTCGTTCAACGCTCGGACGTAACGTGCATCTGACACCTGTGCCATCTCCTCGGCGGTGAAGCCGTAATCCATGCCGATCTGCATCAGATCGCCCTTCAACTTCTCACCCTTTTCAGGGTCAGCAATTTCGGGGATGTGCTGCCTCAGAATTTCAGCCTGCTCTTGCAGATACGACTGATGCGCCTGCTGTTGCTGCTGAACTGTCTGCTGCTGCACTTGCTGCATGTGATAGAGATTTTGGTCGTAGCCAGCCTTTGCCTCGTCATACTTGAGCTTCTCTTCCATGTATCCAATCGGATCACTTTCGAATAGCTCCCGTGACGGTGGGATTGGGGCTTGCAAACCACCTTGCTGCGCTTGCTGGTAAAGTTGCACCAGTTGCTGTTGCTGCTGTGCTAAAGCGGAATTTGCCTGCTCGATTTGCTTACGCGCCTCGGCAGCCTCTTGGAACCGCCTGTTGATTGCCGCTTGACCCGCAGCAGATTGTTTCAACTGATCCAGTGTCCACATCTCTTCTTTTCCATCAACTTTGACGGGGATGAGATTGGTGTCTTCAGCCTCTACTTCTACTAGGTCTTCGTCGTCAATTTGGTCATCATCGTAATCTTCATCGGATGCCTCGATGTCATCGTCGCTCTCGGCTACAGTTTCAATCTCTTCGCCCGTCGGCTCCGTGATTTCGTCCACAGCTTCGCTCAGATTATCACCCTGCGCCTCTGGTGCGTCGGATGTCGATAGCAGGCTCTCAGCCGCTTGTTCTAGGGTAGTCGATTCCATCGGTGCTACTTCCTCTGTCTGCGATCAAGAAATGTCTCTGCCGTCACAGCGGCGTCGAGTTTCATTTCGATCTGGTTAAGCGCAAGGATAATCCCATGCGCCGCTTCGCGGGCCTCTACGTCAGAAGCTCCGCTGCCTGTGAAAACCTTGATCTGGTCATCACGAACCTCTTGCACAAAAGACATAAACGCGGTGTCGGCCTTTAGCCGCCGCGCCTCGTCTGCCTTTATGCGTATCTCCGTTGTCACTGCTGCATACCGCCCTGCGCTATCTCACCGATCATACGGTTCTTGTCCTGCTCGGACTGCACTCTTGCCACATCCACGGCGGTTCCATATTGGCCGTAAATCTTAGCCGCATCGACGAGCAAGTCTTGCGCCATCTTATCACGCTTCAGGTCGTCTTCGGAAGCCGCTTTCTGGGCGTCAAGTTGCAGTTTTGCCATATCGGTCTGCATTTTTGTCTGCGCCTTCATCTGCTCTGCTTGCAGGAATGCTGCATTAGGATCAGCGGCTTGGCCTTGATCTGCCTGCGCCTGCTGCTGGGCTTGCATCATCTGCGCCTCAATCTCTGGCGTCATCGGTGAGAAGTATCGGTCTGCATTGCGGACACCTGACGCCGCGAGCAAGTCTGCCAGCGTGTTGCGGATGTTGGTCATGGACACAAGGCCGTTCTGCGGGCCGTAGTTCTGGAACACGCTCATCTGCATTTGCAGCGCTTGGTTCAGACCCATCATCTTCTCTTCCTCGCGGCCAGTGCCGAGGCCGACGTTGATTGAGACGTCCATGGAGCCGTCCCAGACACGCGGATCAACGGGGATGAACGAGCCGTTTAGGCGCATCATCTGCTCCTCGTCTACGTTCTTGGAGTAGAGGCGCAGCATGATACCGAACAGATCACGCATCCCGTCAGCCAGGTTGCGCACCATAACCTCAACCTGACCGGCGGCTGCCTGCACGGTGGCCGTGACTGCTGCCTTGGTGGTTGACTGCATGGCGTCTGGGTCGAGGCCCATGGAGGCGCGTGTGACGCCGGTCTTCTGCTCTACAAGGCCGTCGAGGTAGCTCAGAGCGCCAAGCGTCTGGCCAGCCACGAATGGCACTGTGAGGTCTTGCACAGCGCCTGCCTGACGCATTCTCACCACAGCGCCGATCTCGTTGTTCAGCACATCGTCAATGTCCACCTGACCCTCGATTACAGCGAGGCGCGGGTTGTTTGTCATCGCCACGTTGTCGAGGATGCCACGCAGGATGGATGTGGCGGCGTCCTGATCGTCCATAACAATCTCGGCCAATGAGCGGCCATAGAAGGCGTGAGGCTCTGGGTCGATCTCAAACTTGGAGAATGGGATCTCGTCGCAGGGTTCGTAGTCCAGCATCTCGTAGGCCGTGCCGCCGAGCGTGATCTTGTGCAGGACTGGTACACCAGTTCCGTCTGCGTCAATCCGCATGTAAGCTTCGGTCACGGTGACGTTCTTCATGGCTGGGTCTTGAGTATCCTCGTCCGACAGGTCCGAATCGTACCCACGGCGCTCAAAGACTTCGGCCTCAGTCATCTCTGATCCGCTGTCAAAGCTGTCCAGATCTGTCACGTCTTCAGCATCGAAGCCCATAGCGATCAGGTCGCCAGCGCGCATCTCAGTGCGGTGGGCGACGATGTAGGCGTCTTTCATGTTCCGTGCGTCACGGTTGATAAAGAACTCCTCGGGCGGCACGCTGTCGATCCGCATCTCGCCCTTGTCTTCTTGGCGGCTGATCTTGACGCTGTGGACGGGCGTCTCGACTTCCATGCCCATCTCGTCAATGGACATAGAATACTCAACTGTGTGCTCAATCACGCTCACAGTGTCGTCATCCAGAAGGTATGTGTACTCGTCGTCAGACAGGTCTGAGAACGTGTAAATCTCCGCGTGAGGCGTCATCAGCCAGTACGCCTTAACGATGCCCTGCTTCTTCACCAGAGCGTCGTGGAAGGCGTCGTTGAGTACGCGGTAGCCGTTGAGGCGCGTGAACTCATGGTGCATGAAGGATGTGGCCTGTTCGGCGGCTGTCACGTCCTCTGGGCCTTTGGGCGCGTACTCGACGGGCTTGGCTGTGCTGAGAAAGATGCGCATCAGGCTTGGCTTCACGGCCCGTACGGTATCCCGTACCTTTGTCGCCACAACCTTGCTGCGGCCATCCTCATGGCCGATGTCTACTTCGCCATCGTAGTAGCGCTGGGCCTTGATGCGGTCATCGCTGATCTCGCCCTCAATAAAGTCCACGGCGTCCTTCATGGCGTCCTGAACGATGCTCTCGATCTCGCGCTCAGACTTCGGCTTGATGCCGCTGTCAGCGAGGTCTTCAGCCTCGTCCATTGGACCCTCCATTTCGCCTTCCAGCATGGATGCAATGATGTCGTCTTCGTTCATGTCTTCGGGTTCCATGCGGTATCCTTATTCGCTGACGATTGCGTCTTGCAGTGATCGGCCAAGCTGGCCTGAAGTGCCTGCAAATAGAGCTGTGGCGAGCTGTTGGGCCGCGAAGTCGCGCTGAGGCTCAGTAAGCACTCTACCTTCCATCGCGCCTTGAATATAGCGCAAAGCAGCTTCGGCACTCTTGCCTCTCTTCTCAGTAAGGGCGCGAGCAATATCGTTATATATCTGCTGCTTCTGATCAGCGTCAAACTTGCGGGTTTCGCCTGTGACAGCCTGGATAAGCTCTTTGGACGTATTCAGTGGCTCACCGCTCATGGCCGAACGCACAATTCCCTTGGCGGTCAGTTCGTCAATATCTCCTTTGATTGCCCCGCGAATGGCCGTCTTGGAGTTGGCGCTCACCGCTGAGCGCACCAATGCTGTCTGCGATGCCTCATCAAGCTGCTTGAGCATGGCAGGGGCGTCATCCCCCAAGACCTCTCTGATCTTCTTCCGTGAATTTTCGGAAGATACGAGCTTCACAAACTCGTTGATTTGGCGTGCCGCTAGATCAGGGTCACTTGGAACAGATTTGACATTATCAAGGGCGGTGCGGAGCGCGGAGCGCATTCCCAGTTTTGCCGCTGCAATTTGAGCGTCACTTGGATCAATCCCAAGCTCCTCAATCACGTCTTCAATTTCAGTTTTTGGCTTCAAAGCATCTCGGCCAATGGCAAAGGCGTTTTGCTCTCTAATTGTCTCTCCGCCGAGCTTCACGGCATCGTCGTAAAGACGCGCACCTGTGGTGGGGTCGACAACAGCGTCCCCTACCGCCCCCCGCAAATCTCTTGCAAGGCCCGCGTAACGCAGACTTGCCGCCGTCTGCTTGTTAAACTCGCCGCGATTGGCCTCAGATAGCGTGTTGAGCGCTCTCTTGAGGTAGTCAAGTTGCTGGACATTCATCGGATTTGAGAAAGACACATTGCCATCGGCGCCTACGGAGGCCATGATTTGCTCGTTTTTAAGCCCTTTGGAGACCATATCCTCGTTGGCCTCAGAAATCGCCTCGTTCAGGATGCGCGGCGGTATGCGGGAAACCACTTGCTCAATAGCCACGCCCTCTGGTGAGGCGTAGTTGATGGGCGTGCCATAAGCTGCGCCGTAGGCCGTCGAGCGAGCTTCTTTCGTTTGCTCAGCAATCTTTGCGACGGCATCGCGGGGGCCGATTGGCGCTTCCCCCAGAACTTCGTTTAGGCCGCCCTCTAACTGCTGGAGACTACCTGCCGCGCGTTTTGAAATTTCCGTCCCTACAGTCTGACTAGCTGGACCTCCAGAGGCTGCTGACGCGTCCAAGAGAGCTTGCGCTGACTGCCCCGCGTCGGCAAGCATACCTTGCTCTCCTGCCCGCTGAATGTTGCCCACAGCGTCTTCGATGCCGCCGCCACGCTCAAATGTGGATTTGATCACGTTCGCAGCGTTTCTTGAAATCCCAAGGTATTGGGCAATCTTTGAGACGTCCGTACCTTTTGCGTAGTCCATTACGTTTTTTGCACCGCGAGCAGCAAGAGGCGCAACGATGCCGAGCGTGCCTCCCGTACCAGCGCCGAACATTGCTCCGCTTTGGGCCTCACGCATTCGACTCTCTGGGTCCGTACCTTCGCCGTAACCGTACAGAGTTCCGCCTACTCCTCCGCCCACAGCACCCACTCCAAGGCTGCGCGCAGCCATAGGCAATAATCGGCCCCCAGTAGGCGCAACCGCCCTACCAATGGCTGTTGTCGCTGCCGCAGGAGCCGCTGCCAGAGTGCCTGCTGCTGACGTCACGCCGCCAGCAATGTTTGCCCCTAGACTTGTCTTTGGGTACTGACGCTCCATTGCGCCCGCTGTCGCCCTCATAGCCTGCTGGGCATCATCGCCCATAACCGCTCCAAGAGCCTCGTCCGCAAACGATCCAAGACCGCCACCGCGAACAAACTGCGTCGCCACACCCGCTGGCAGACCAACTTGCTCAAGCGTTTGCTTATCAAAGCCTTCTGTTGAAACTTCCCCGCCTGTAGCGCCCTGCATGATCTTTTCAATAATGGCAGGGTCAGTGGTTGCGTATGAACCATCCGAAAAAGACCGCTTGCCGCTGGTGTCCTCAAACACCTTCCCGCCTTGGGGCAGCTCGGCAATAATTCGAGTACCGCTCTGCGCTGTCCTGTTGCCTGAGATGTATTCCTGTGCTGCCTTGTCCAGCACGTCATCTGGCGTACCATCAGGGAAGCGGAGAATTTTGCCGTCTGGCATTTTGAGGTCTGCCATTATTTTTGAATCCTCTTGCCCGTGGCGTCATATTCAATAACGCCGCTCGGCGTGGAAGAACTGATGCGGCCAGCACCCTCGCCTGCCGCAACCCGCAAGCCCTCGATAGCCCGCCGCCTATTCGCGGCCTTTTGTGCGATGACAGCAGGGCCTTCACCAGGTTGAGGGAAGTATTGCTGCTCCGCATTTGCAAACTCATCCTTTCCGATTGCCGCGCCACTTTCTTGCCGCAATATGGAATTGATAAAATTTCGCTTCGCCTGACTATACTGCTGATATTCATTTGAGATCATGTAGTTGCCTGCGATGGGGACATTTGAAACTAAGCTGTCATAAAGTCCTGTGCCTTGCTGTTCTAGGGCCGACAATACCTCTTCCGCCTGTTCAGCTTTGCCATAATAGCCAGTGGCTTTACTTTGCCCTTCGGTCAACGGTTTTGTTGAGACGCCAGCGCCTTGCACAAAGCGTGTACCGTCTGGGCCAATCTCAAGCGACATTCCCTTCGGGGCCATGCTAGCCAGGGCCACGTCGTATTGCTCTTGGTTGATCAATCCAGAGGCCAAGTCAGATTGCAGCTTCCCCACTGCGGACGATGGTGTGGCCGCCTCCGGCTTCTCGAATGCTATCTTCAGCGCATCTGTAGCAGCACCTCCCGCCTTAATGTATTCAATCGCAGAATTTGCCTGCGGCGTTCCCATCTTGCCGAGCATCTCCATCGTCTTATTCCGCGCCTTCGCTTCAGTCCGCTGATTGGCAACGCTATCGGCAATCTCTTCCATGCCCATGATGCCCATGCGCCCGAAGCCCTGCGCCAGAGTGGCCGCCGTGTCCTTGAAGCTGTCACGATTGTAGAAGCGCTGGCCTGTCTCGCCTTCTGCGCCTTCTTCCATTTTCTGTATGCCGAGGGAGCCTAGTAGGCCGCGTGGCTTCTGTTCTTGCTGCATCATTGGAGCGGCTCCTTGTGTGCTGGCTTGGCCCAAGGCCGAATTGAACTTGTTGACGTACTTAGAGCCAGTTGTTCCGAGTATATCAGAGCGCCCAGCGCCTTGCGAGGCAGGGCGGCCGGTAAACCACACCGAAGCAGCGTCTTGCGGATTGCCGTACTTCTGCACAGATGATCCGAACTCACCTCGGAAAACCGTGTCTTGAGCTTCTGGGCTTGCTAGGAACTGCTCGGGCGTCAGCTTCTGGCCAAGGTGCTTCTGCGTCCACGTTGGGATATTGAAGTCCATGACCTGATACTTGCCGTAGGCCCTGTCGCCCTTGGCTGTCTGCGGGCCGACAGCGGAGTAGCCACCGCTGCCTTGGCTCTCAATTGAAGCAATCGCGTTGGCCCATGCAGGGTTCCATTCCATTAAGCGACCTCCGCCGCCAGCCCGCCGTAGTTGACGCGCAGGAAGCCGTCTGAGCCAAGCTCAACGAGATGCGGATGCGTCTCCTGAAGCTCTTGAGCCATGACGCCGACTGTCGGCTGCTTCGGATCGGCAATGCGCTTGCCGTCCTCATTCCAGTCCCACGAGTAGACGTTGTGGCCGTTCTCTTTGCCAAGGTGCTTGACGTTGGTCTTGAGGCGGACGTCTGAGGCGAAAGCACTTCCCGCAAGCGACAAGTAGTCAAACAGGCCAGGGTTCTTCTGCTGCGTCGTCGTTGACTGATCAGGCTGCGCACCGAGAGCCGCCAGTGGCAGGCCGAGAGATTGGCCGGGAGCGCCTGTGAAGCCAGCGTACTGGCCGCGTGCCGCGTCGATGAGTGCCTGCTGCAAGCCTTGCTGCATGAGACCCTGCTGCATCTGCTGCTGCTGGATCGCCTGACCAGTGCCGAAGGCTTGCTGGCCGAGTTGGCCCATCTGCGACGCCGCGCCGAGACGCTGCTGGTTTGCATTGAGGCCCGCCATCTGGTTGAGCTGCTGCGCCGTCATGCCTTGCTGTGCGCCGAACTGGCGAGCTTGGTTGGTGGCTGTTTGGTTTGCCGATTCCACCTGCATTTGGCGACTTATGTCTTGCCCCGCAAGCTGCTGAGCGTTCTGGAATCCAGCCTGACGAAGTCCAGACGCCGTGCGAGCCGCCTGATCAAGAGCGGCACGATTTGTCTCGGATTCTGCAATGCCGTGCCGCGATCCGCCGAATGCTCCGCCAGCACTGGCCTGCGCACTCATTTGGTTCTGCTGCATGAGGCGACTGCGCTCCAGGTCAGCGAGAGATTGATCGACCACTTGGGTTTCGTATGGGTTGGTGTAGGCTGAGAGGTCTGCACCAGCAACTTGCCCCGCTGGCCCCATCTGAGCTGCTTTGAATTTAGTAGCGTTAACCTGCGTAGGCTGATAGCCCATTACAGCCTGCGTGCCTTGCATGGCCTGCTGCAAGCCGCCAGCCGCCGCTTGGTTCACGTTGAAGTTGCCCTGCGGAGCCAGAGGTGCGTATTGGCCTCGGGGGGGTTGCCCTGCTGTGGGTCGTGCTGCTGAGCTTCCGCCTTTGCCGCCTGTTGATCCGCCTGTTGATCCTCCCATATCCCTACCTCCCCATGAAGTCTGCTACGGTCATCCCGCGCTTTTTTTGGTCTTCCGTAATGCCCATCCGACGCTCTTGGTCTGTTAAAGTGCTTGTGGCTAGTGCTGCTGGTGCTGATGCTGGCGCACCCGCGGACCCAAGGTTTGTTCCGCCAAACGGGGCGGCTGGTTCTCGCCCAGTTACAGGATCAATGAACGGGGCCATCAATGCCTCGTACTGCCCCGGTCTGGCCTCCGCGAGCTGCGACAGAGATTGCTCATACATCGGAGCCGATGAGTATCCCTGCACGCCATTTGCGTATTGCGTCGGAGCGCCCATGCCGCCGTAAATGTCTTGCTGCGATGCGGGTGTCGCCATGCCGAAGGCGTTAGCCATGTCGGATGTACCCTGAAACGCCGCTTGCTGCATAGGAGTGAATGCCGCAACGTCTGGGCCATAGTAGGGCGTGTAGCCGATCTTGGCCAGCTCGTCAGCACGGGCAAGGTTGGCTTTGCCCGCCTGCTCAATGTATTCTGGAACTTTTACTTCTGAAGTGGTTGAACCACCCTTGCCGCCTGACATCAGCCGAACTCCTTAATGTATGAGGCGTGCTGAACTTCCCAGCCGTGTGCCTTCAGTGGTTTCTTCCAGCCAAATCGGCCAGACATTGTGAGTGCGCTGCACCCTTGAGATTTTGCCCAGTCTATCACATCGCCGTGCATATCCAAAATCTGCTCCAACTCGCCGCCACCTAGAAATACGTTGAGAACACGTTTCTTTGGATATACCACAATTTCCGTTACAATACACCCTTTGGGCGTTGGCCACAACTGAAGCACGCCCCTGCTTAGACCATCAACGATGTCTGCAAAGTCGTGAGTGCCGCCTGAATACTCAAGGGCGGCCTCAATCCATGGCTTGCAGCGTTCCATCTCGTTATCCATGCAGTCTTGTTATCCCGATTGTTGTTGCAGGTGCGGCGGGCGAAAACGCGGTTGCTAGCGTTGACTCAAGGCGACCGCCAGCGGCATCAACTGCCCAGAATGCTTCCAGATAATCGCCCGCATTCACCACGACTGCAAGAGAGCGGCTGACGACCGTCGTGGCGTTGTTTCGATGGAGGGCCGCGACCATAGTTGACCCAGCGACGTCCACGCCGTTGAGTCGCGGCCAGAAGTAGAAACTGACCGTGCTAGATGACGCGCTGCTGATCTGGGCGGAAAAGTTGACCAAGAACTTGCCGCCCTCTTCAAAAACCAAACGCGAAGGCGGTGTGCCGTTGGAGATGCCGTCAACAGAAGTGCTCGTATATGTAAGCGCGTATGGTGTATTGATCGACGCCACAGTCTGGTCTGTCGTGATTGTGCCTTCGTACTGGCCGTCGGACAGCACGATCTCACGCCACGCGCCATTCTTGCTGACGACTGGATACTTGTTCACGCGATCCCACATGATTGTGCCGTCTTCGGCAGCGCTCTCGCCACCCGTCTGCTGGACGAGCGCCGAGCGAACTTGGGCAAGGTGCTGCATGAGGCGTCGGCCCCATGTCTTCCAGTCTTCGCCGTATGGCTCTGGTGCGCGTTGCTGCTGAGTCATCGACGCCCGCCTGCCACGACGTCAATTCGGTTGATGCCCACGCGCCAATCGCCAAGCTTAACGCCCGTGACCCGCAGGCGCATTTGGCGGCCCGTAAAGCGCAGCGAGGTGGGGTTGGCCATTGCATACGGCCCATAGTCTCGCTCAGTGCCGTTGGGGTAGAAGCGCGTCTTGAACGTGACGCTGACGTCACCCTGCGTCTTCTCGTCGGGTATCATTTCGACGACAGACGCAACTGTGTCTCCAGAGCCAAGCATAATCGGGCCAGTTTCGGCGAATGGAGCGAGGCTGCCGTAGTTGAAACCGACTTCATGCTCGTAGACCTTGTTGTCATCAGCACTGGCCCAAATGGGGTGTTCGAATGCGCCACGATCAACCCCCGCCGTGCGGGCCAGGTCGCCAGTGTACCAAGTGTTTTCGATGTAGTTGTACGCAACGTAGCGGTCATTCTCTGTGGAAGCCCCAGATGGGTAATACCACCAAATCTCGCCGTAATTGCTATTGGTGACTGCAAACGCCTTGCTGACTTGAGCGCGGTTGATGTCATTAAACACATAGTCCGAAACGTCTGACTGAACTTCCTGCACAGCGCCGCCCGTGTAAGCGTAGAACGCGTGCGGCCCCATCCAGAAAGCGCCAGCGTCAACAACGGCGACAGCCTGCTTTGCCGCAAGGCCGCAGGATGTGCCGACACGCTCAATGCCGTAGACGTAGGGCGGGCCAACGTAGTTTGCGACATGGGCGTCTGTAGATGTCAGGATCAGCGTCTGCCCTCGGACATTCACGCCGTTCATAATCTGGCCATTGGTGTTTAGCTCAAGGTCGCCCGCCTCGTTAGTGGCTGCTGGAATCCATGTGGCGTTGTCCTCACGATCCGACCACTGCACCAAGCGTGAATTGCCGCCTGCGCCAAGCGCGAACAGGAAGCGCTCCTCGGTCACGACCAGTGAGCGGTTGTTGGTTGGTGCGTTAGCAACGACGGCAGCGGGCGTGCCTGTGGCGAGCGCCCACTCGTAAATCTTGCCGTCGTCCTCAGTGCAGCCGACAAGGTTTTCGCCCCATGTGTCGAGCGCCCAATATGTTGCGGGTTGAATGCGTGATGTCTCTGGGCGCGCAACGCCGTAGGCGTAGTAGCCGTAAAGGTTGCCGCCGTAGCCTATGAATGCCACCGCGTCCTCGCGGCCAGACGTGAAGCCCGCTGGTGTGATGTCATACTGCGTGCCGTCGATTGACCAGACGTAGAGTTTTTCGTGCGTGCCGCCAACAAGCCATCTGTCGTTGCTGTTGTCGTCCCACGCAATCATGCCTCTGATCTTAGCCGCCGCCGCAGTGTCGGATCGCGTGCGCCATCCGCCTATCGGGCGCATAGTGCCGTCAATCCATCGCACAAGGTTTGCGTCGCGCCAGCGGCCCATGCTCTGCAAGTCCGTCCCGTTGCGATAGACGCCCGCAGGAATATTCAGATCAATTAAAGCCATTTTAATCCCTTGGGTGCTGCTGCTGCCGCCAATATAGCACACTGCGGTAGATATGCAAAAGTTACGGCCGTGCTTCAGCTTCCAGCAATAGCCGCATTCAGCGGTGTGAGGTCTTGTGTTGTCCAGTAGTCTTTGGCGACCATGATCTTGAGATGTTCAACATTGCGAGCGACAGTGTCATCCCACTCAGCTTGATCCATTTCCTCAGGCTTTCCTGCGTTAATCAGGTTCACACTGTCCATAGCAGCATTGTAGTTTTGCTGCACTTCGTCTTCGGTAATGATGTTGTCGTTGTCCATTATTTTGCCTCCAGTTTGGCTTTAAGGGTTTGCACTTCTGCGGTCAGCTCTTGAATGGCGTTGACCAGCACGGGGATGAGATTGCTCTCCTTGAGTTTCAGCTTATCCAAGTCCTCAGTGTCTACGATGACTGGGTTGTCGCCTTCAAGCTCCAGCACATCTTGGGCCAAGAAGCCATAGCGTTTGATCCCGTCAGCTTCACCGTCCCGACCATTTTCCTTGAACTGGTACTCTGTAGGCTTCAGAGAGTTCACGAAGTCTAGGCCGTGAGGTACAGGGGCAAAGGCAGCTTTGTCACGGGCGTCAGAGACAACAGTCCAAGCAACCTGAACGTAGGCGTTGGTAACGGCTGTGTGGCCCATTACTATGCGGTTGTTGTGAGTGGTTGGGTTGAATACAGGAGAGTACGTTCCAGCACTGTTCCTAGCCGCCATGCCGAGGTTGCCAGAGCCTGTGCTTACATCCCTCAGAGCTAATAGACCCACAGCAACATTGTTGTTGCCTGTAGTGTTGTCAAGTAGAGCCTGATAACCCAAAGAAGTGTTTTGGCTACCTGTAGTGTTTGTCTTTAGGGCCTCAAACCCCACAGCAGTGTTTTGAGTACCTGTAGTGTTTGACTGTAGAGCCTGAAGTCCCACAGCAGTGCTGTTGACGCCCGTAGTATTTGAATATAGAGCCAGATAACCTTGGGCAGTGTTGTTAGTGCCTGTAGTGTTTGACCGTAGAGCCTGATAACCCTGAGCGGTGTTGGAGGAACCTGTAGTGTTAAACCGTAGAGCCTCATGACCAACAGCAGTGTTGTCGCTGCCTGAAGTGTTTTCCCGTAAGGAATTATTCCCTTGAGCTACGTTGGTATCGCCCTCGGTGTTTAAATATAGAGCCTGAAAACCGTTAGCAACATTGCCGTTGCCTGTGGTGTTTGAACCTAGAGCATCACGTCCCACAGCAGTGTTGAAGTTACCTGTAGTGTTTGACGTTAGAGAATCACGTCCCACAGCAGTGTTGAAGCTACCTGTAGTGTTTGACTGTAAAGCATTACGTCCTACAGTAGTGTTGTCGGCTGAGCCTCCAGCGCCTCTGCCGACAGTTAGGCCGTTAAGTGTAGCATCAGCAGTACCTGTGAGGTTCGTAAATGTACCAGCCGCAGGGGTTGTTGCCCCGATGACAGTGCTGTTCAAACCAGTAGCGGTGAAAGTACCAACCCCCGATGACGCTGTTGCGTCCCTGATTAATAGACTACTACCTAGTGCACCGATGGCCCAATTTTGTCCTGCATCAGTTTCTTCAAAGAACAGGGCTGGGCCATTCCCAGAAATCTTCAGCTTGGGAGCATAACCAAGATCAGTAGTAAAGTCTGACGTGCCTACCCCAAAATTGCCAGTTGTAGAGGCTGACGTGAATGTGCCAGCCGCAGGTGTTGTCCCGCCGATTACAGTCCCGTCGATTGTGCCGCCGTTGATGTCAATCCCCGTGACAGCCACCGTGCCGTCGAGCAAGTTATCAATGTCATCAAGGTTGTCGTTGATCTTGCCGCCCCAAGTGTCCTCGGATGCGCCTACTTCTGGCTTAACAAGCCCGTAAGTCGTTGTGGTCGTGTCAGCCATGTTGTTCTCCTATGCGGCGTCAGCCCAAGTTGCACTTGCGGCCGAGGCTGCGTTCCAATCCGTTGATGTGGGGGAAAGCACAGTCCATACCTCGGCTGTGTTGGGGACAGTTTGCCATATTTCAGTCGCGGGATCAACGGGCGTCCACGTCTCTGGCGTGCCTGCCTCTGGCTCCCACTTCTCAATCGCATTGGCCGCGAAGCCAGACGCAAACGCAAAGTCAGCCGCACCGAACTGCACGCGGGTGACGACGGCGTCAGCGCTAGACGTGCAAGCCGTGCTGGCGTCGAAGACATACAGGAAGATAGTGCGAACTGTTGTCGCCGCAGAGGCCGCCGCAGTGCCGTCACAGAGGCGCACACGGTTCGCCGAGCCAGTCACAGTCGCTGACGGCGCTAGTGCCGCCTGAGACAGCCTCACACGCTCGCTGGAGGCCGATGTCGATGCGAGCGAAGCCACAGTGGCCGACGGCTGCTGGATGCGCTCACAGGAGGCCGCAGCGCTTGCCGAGGCTGACGCAGTTGACGTTACCTCACGCACGCGCTGGGCATCGGAGGTGTTGCTTGAGGCGGTGACGACAATTGAGGCAGACAGCCGCACGCGAGTTGATGCGGCGACAGTGGCGCTGGCCGTGACAACAGTGCTGGCCGCAGCCTTTACGGCCCCGTCAACGCCAAAGGCTCTGACACCGTATGCACCAGTGCCAAAGCCCGTTCTGTAGACCGTGTCGGCCATACGTTAATCCAGTGTGATGTCGAGATCACCAGCAGGGACGCGCAAGACGTCGCCCGTGTCGATAACCTTGGATGTGGTCAGCGCTGCGTAGGCGATCAGGTTGCCGCCAGTGGAGGCGTCGTAGACACCCACATGGCTGACAGTGCCGTAAGTCGCCGTGGCCGTCGGGAACTCAATGGCCGCGCTGTTTGAGGCTGTGTTGCCTGACACGGTAAACGCAGCAGTCTGGCGGGCGTATGCCGTGCCGACAGTTGTGACTTCCGTTCCGCTGCCGTCTTCGTCAGGGTTTGACGTAAACAGGGCAAGATACCATGCCGTTGGGCGTGTGGCACCACCTGAGGTCAGGAGCCAGTTCAGAACCAGCGTTTCAGTGGAGTTTGAAAAGCTCATCTAGTAGCTCCTGATTTTCATGCGACGACCTGAGCCGCCAAATTTGCTGCGCTCACTTTCAGCGTTTATAGCATCAACTGCGCTTTGATACAACGCAGACCACATCTGTGCGCGCGCATCGTCTTTGAGATATGGGGCCGAGTGAACCAAGGAGCCGTAGAGGTATGCGTCCTGATACTCCTCCAGCAGCCAGTTCGAGGCGTTGCTGTCGCTAAGCGATGGAATGCGTGAGATATAATAAAGCTCAAGATCGTATGTGCCGTCGGGCACCGGGAAGACCTCAATCTCACCCGCCGTAATGGCGTAATACCTCGGCGCTCCGCTTGTGTTCATGTTCTTGCGCTTGCGATCCAGCAGCTCGCCTTGGCTGATAAGCTCAAGAAGCCTCGTGTCGCCAGATGTGATATACATCCGAATAACCTCGACGAAGTCGGCGGGAATGGCGCTGTACTGCGTATCCAGCTCAGCCGTGCTGCGCTTTTCCATACGCCAGTGGCGCACGCGGCGCTGAATGTCCGTCTCTGCCAGCGAGATAAATGTCGGTGTTACGCTGGAAAGGTCATCGCGGTTCAAAAAGTCCGTAATAGCCGATTGCAGCTCTGTGTATGTTGTAATTGCCATTTAGCAGTCCCAAGCCTTCCGCGACCAATAGTTGGCGCTCAGTTTCGATGATTTGCCACTTATACCACCAGATCGAGCGCAATACGAGGCTTTGCGGCTTGGCTGGCCCTTCTTGATCGTCATATTGGGATCGCCGAAGTTCACCTTCTTGACCGTATCGCCCTCAACGGCCAGCACCTCAAACTTCTTCGGGCCACCCCTGCGAGGCTTGTTAACCGCCGTGAAGCCGTGGCGCTTCTTGGCTGCGGCGATCTTGTCTGCCTTGGTGCTGGGCATTAGTATTGCTCCTCTTGGGGATAGGACATGCCCAGTAAGCCAAGGCCGCCAACGCCTGCGCTCAGATTACGAAGATGAGCGAGGCGAGGGTCAAAGCGGGCGAAGCGGGAGCGGATGTTGGCGGGGTCAAATTCAACGCGAGTTGCACCAAACTGAGGGTACTCTCGAATAGACTTGTCCTCGTTCCTCCAGCGCATTGGGCCAGGGTCCATAACATCTTGAATTTCTATTGCTGCTAGGTTGCGCTGTCTCGCCGCTCTGGCAATATCGTCGGTTGTTGTAGTGACGCCCTGCTCAATTAGCGGGATGTCCACATCACTTACAGGGTCGTAAGCATAGGACGGAGCCTCTAGTCTATTCCATTCAGACATGTCGCCGAACACAATCGGGGCATCAGAACGAGAAAACAAGGGTGCTACTACGCCGCCGCCCTGCTTAGCATAGGTTTCAGCTCGCATAGGATTTGGGTCCATGAAGACACCAGTGTTCTGTGTCTTGAAGGTTCCAGCGTCTGCGGAAAAAGATTTTCTATCGCTTCCACCGCCTCGGTAAAGCTCTCGTTCAACATTGTGACCAATCTCACCCGCCCGCGCCATCCGTGACGCTTCACCCATAGGCAGGTCCATGCCCGTCGCGCCGCGCTGATATAGCTTGAAAAGCTCCATCTCGTCTTTTGGTGTGAGCTTGCCCAGCATCTCGTCCGTAACCTCATCCACACGCCCAGATGACAACAGCCCCGCGACTTCCTGCGCTGGGGATGACGGGGCTATAGGCAATTCACGCCCCTCATTGTCAAAAACCTTTTTTATCTCCATTTTTGAGGGGTCAAAAACCGTAAACTCGGTGTCGCCGCTAAAGTTCTGCCGCTTATTGCCTACAAATCCGCTTTTAAGAGCAGCGTCCTCCATTCCAAAATCATCACGCCACACGCTCGAAAGGTTTGCCTGCTGGAACAGTTTTTGCATCTCTGGGTCATCTGCATAGCTCTTCGCCATGCTTTCTTGGATTTTGTCGTAAATCGGAGTGCCTTCAGGCACTTGATCTTTCCACGGCTTTTTCCAGTCCAAGATTTGTTCTGGACGAGCCTTCAAGCCGACCTGGTATGTCCTACCTGGACCCGCTTGGCGGTATCGCTCCATTGCCTCTAGGTCGCCCCACCTTGAAGCAGGGTTCATATACGAGTGCGCGACAACCTCCTCGTCAGTTAGGCTAAACCCACGACCCAAGTCTTGAGCGCCCTCCCCCTTACCGATCTGGGATGTATCAAAGCTGCGAAAGTCGTAAGGCGACCCGTGGAAAAGCGTTATCTCATCAGCCTCGTCCACAGCCTGCGGCTCTCGCCGAATATTGCCGCCCGTAGAGCCAACGGTTTTTGGGTCATAATTAAGAAGCCCCCGCGCGTTAGGGGCCATCAGCGGGTTGCTGTACATCGTCGGGACAGGGCCAGGCTGGTTCAGGCGATCAACAACAGCTCGACCAGCTTGCTGAGAACCCGCAGAGAAGCCCATCAGCGCCTCTTGTAGGGCTTCAGCCGCAGGCATTCCCGCACGACCAGCGACAGCCACGGGCGCAACTACGCCAGCGATCTCAGACGCCATTTCACCAAAGTCGCCAACACGTTGCCCCACAGTGCGGTCAGGCTGAAACAGGCGGTCAGATGCCATAGCGGCGCGCTCATTGGCGCGATTCGGCGTCATATCAGACAGCAAGCCAACAATTTGGCGCAACTCTGGCGGGACGTATTGCTCAGCGCTGCGCCCAAACTCATCAAGCGCTGCGCGACGACGTTGACCAGCCTCACGGCCAAAGAAGTCCAATACACCCATTACTTCTTGCCCTTCGGTTTCTTCGCTGTCTTGGCGGCCTGCTTAAACGCTTTGGCAGTCGGAGCGCCCTTGCTGCCGACCTTACGCATCTTCTCGCCAGAGCCAGCGGCAATGCGCTTCTTCTTGGCGGCAATGTTGCTGTACAGCCCCACTACTTCGAGTATTTCTTGCCAAGGCACTTGCCAGCGCGCTTGCACGCGGCGGGGGTGGGGCAGCCCTTGCAGGTCTTGAATACTGGTGCCTTCATGGCGTTTCTCCTATTGATAATCAGGGTGGCCGATGCTGCGGAGATACGCTTCAATCTCTTGGATAGAAGCCATTGCGTCAGGTCTCGGCATGCCAACAGAGCCGCGTCCACTATATTGGAGCTGGGGTGCCGTGTAACCACCGTTTTGGTTCATGGCAGTGCTAAGTTGCGGCCCAACTAACGCACGCGCAGGTGGACCAGCCTGCATACCATCCACAGGCATAGGCACTCCAAAGCGATCAGCGTAGTTAGGCTCAGTAGCATAATTAGTCTGCTGCGGCATAACCTGCGGCGGCATAACCTGCGGCGGGGGTGCCGAAGTCATAGGGGCGCCGCCAATCTGGTCAGAACCGTAGAACGCCTGCCGAGCGGCCATGCGCTCGGGGTCTTCGGACCCGTAAGGAGAGCCGAAAGCGTTGCCGATCATAGAGTAAAGCCCACCGCCCTCAAACTTGTCACCCATCTGACCAGCGCCGCCGCCGTCGAACATATCCAAGAAATCCAAAAAGCGTTTCTCTTCCATCATGCAACCCCTTTTAGATTACGCCTTAGAGGCTTACCCCACGTCGAAGCCCGCCCACCCATCGCAGTCGCCGCATCGGACGCCAACGTCAAACATACTGCGTCAGCAAAGTCAGGAGAGGGCAATCCGCGCTTGCGCATCTCGTCCTTGCTCTCAGCCTTCATCTTGCCGCTGCTCATGAAACTATACCGTATTGTGCTCAATTCCGCAATAAGCTGCTCGTCCCTAGGCAGTTTCGCACCGCGCTGCTCAAGCCACCCACGCATCTTAAACCACAACTCAGCCCGAAGGTTTGTATATGTGTCGCCCATGGAGGGGCTTTCAGCAACATTGATACCCCGCACTGGCATCCCAAGCTCACGCAGCCGATCCACCACGCCGCCACCCATGCCAATCACGTCAACCATGATCTCACTGGGCCTAATACTCATCGGCAGGCCGTCATACTCAGCCTTCACCCGCCCCACAGTCTGCATCAGGTCCAAGCCCTGCCAGCCATTGACCTCAGTAATTACATTACCCTGACGCTTTGCCAATACAGTCTTGTCCGTGCCAAACCGTGCCACGTCCAAACCCCAGATCATCTTGGCAGTCTCATCCAGAACGACGTCACGATTGATCGCCGCCTCAACCAAGTGAAACGGGATGATCGTGTCGTCGTCCGCCAATGGGAACTCGCCTAAAACCCTGATTCTAAAGGCGTTTGACTCCTCGCCGTAACGCAGCCGCATCTCGTCAACGAACTCATCGGAAACCAAGGGGCTGTCAACGCACGACCAGCGCCGTGTCCACCAACTGCCCGCAAGTCGCGTCTGGCTCTCAAAGAACGTGCCGCTGGAGCGCGTAGGGTTAGACAGCAAGATCGTCGTGGCGTTGTGGCCCGACATGGAACCAGCAGCAGCCTCAAACACCTTCTCAGGCACACCAGACGCCTCGTCCACCACCAGCAACACGTTTTCCGAGTGAACACCCGCCAATGCCTCTGGCGTCTCCGCCCGGCTCGTTCTGGCCGAGATAAACGCCTCGGACGAGGCCGCCGCCAACTCAACTCGATCAGACTTCACTGTCAGCATCGGCTTCAATTGCGGCGGAAGCTCGTTGATCCAGCGCTTCAACTCAGCAAACAAGGCGTCAAACAACTGGCCGCTGGTGGGGGCCGTGACGACGACCTTGTTCGGAAAGCGCAGCAGCACATACCACAGCATCGCCCACGAAGCCGACGTGGACTTGCCAGTACCGTGACCCGATCTGACCGACATCTTGCGCTCGCCGTCAGCAATCGCCTGCAAGAACTCAGCCTGATACGGCAGTGGCTTCGCGCCCAACACCTCAACCACAAACTTCACAGGGTCGTCGCGGTATTCCTTGACGAACTCCTCAAACGGGTTGGCTTCACTCATCGGTAACGTCCTCATATGTGGCATCAATCGTAGACGCCTCGCGCTCGCGGTCCTCCGCGTCAATGGCAGCCATCTGGCTGTTCACCTTCCGCAGCGCGTCCAAGTGCATGTCGCCAATGCTGATCGTCACGTTGCTCTGTGGCCGAGTGCCATACTTATTCTGGTTCAAGCTGCCAGCCATGAACTTCCGAAAGTTCACCTTCTCACGCGTGGCAGCAATCTCGTTGGAGGTGCTAAGAGCGCTCAGCCCATCCACCATCTCCAAGCCCTGCTCAACCAAGGCGTCCGCAGCCTCCTCACGCGCACCCTCCATGGCAGTCTTGTATTCGGGGATGCTGTTGATCGCGCGGCTGACGTAGCTGCGAGTGCAGCCATACTGCCGCGCCAACTCAGCCACCGTAATGCCACTCGCGATCTGATCATGCAGCCACTCAGCGCCGCCGTTGTCCGCAATTTCAGTCAGGATTTTCTTCTTGAGGGCTTTGCCAGCCATGTCGCTTCTCCAGAATTTTTAAAATTTTATGGCAGGGGTGGCTTTTTAGCAAGGGGGTACGGGGGGGTCTCCGTGTGCGTGAGATTGTATATACACACACCCCGCCGCCGCCGCCGGGGCTGGGGGGGGTCTGGGCCGATCTGCCAGGCTACAGCGGCACCACAATGTCGCATCGATGTGGATTGGTGCCCACTTGAGGCACCAACAGTTTGAGCTAAGCTGTTGATATTGCTCAATACAATAAATCTATGCGTATTCATATCCACCTAAATGTCCACCCTAACGCATCAGCTGAATGTTAATGACGTTTACATTGAGGCGGCAGGATGCCACCGCGCGCACGCGCCTGTGCTGCGCCGTGTACGCTCCACGCCGCCGTAGAGGCGATATAAGGCACCACACAGCGCCATCTCCACCATTCGGCTACACCTTGCCCCAATCACGCCTCGGACCCCATCTAACGCCCGCAGATTCAATCACGTCAACGACGGGCGCATCGCTGTCCGCCTCGAGCAGGTCGTGATCAGGATCTCTCACCTTAGACGCATATGAAGGCGCAGCCGCCGTAAGCTCCCTTGGCTTTGGCGGCACATCAAAAGGCACGGCTGGCAGCGTCACTTTCAATGTATCGTCTCCGCGTCTTCCTCCGCGATCAGGCGAAACATCTCACCCAAGGCCACGATGGCTTCATCAGCAGTCACGTCCACATGTGTAAGTGCCTCGACCATTGCCATCACAGCCTCATCAACGGCATCTTGGTCCACTTGGTCCATATCAATATGTATTTCCATTTCCCCTAATCCTTAAAAGAATGCCCCACGCATGAAGCGCAGGGCAAGTTGGGAGGAGTGAAGGTAGACGCTCGCAGCCTAGCACTCGCTTAATTCTGCTGCAAGTGCCATGTAAGCAGACGCGTCAACGTATGAGTCATCGTGAGGCCCATTTACCAATCGAGCAATTTTTAGCCATGCCATACACAAAGCCACCTGCTCGGCACTCACGTCGTGATCCAAGATTACAGACCACCCAGCCGCACATCTCCCGAAATTAGCCGCAGGAGTGCCGTAGTCGCGCGCCCTATCGCCGTTCACCAAATCCATCGCCTCTGCCAGCACGCGGCTGCGTTTGTTATCATATCCCATCATATTCTCCCTAAAATGGTATTTCGTCTGCCCCGATTTCGCGGCGCTTAATGTTCACAATCTTAACGTCTGCGAAGTGCTTTGCAGCTTCCTGCATAACCTCTTCCAAACGCCCTCTCATTGCGTAAACTGCATCTCGCATACTGTACACCACCCAATCTGGATGCTCGCGCCGTATGAGACCCAGATCGCCTGTCACAACAAATGCGTACACCTGCCCGTCAACTTCCATCGTAACGATGTCACTTGACCCTGGCCTATGCCCGGCATCAAGTGCCGCTCGGTGCATGATCGGCAAAGCCTTGCACAGCTTGCCAGCAATCTCGCCGACAGTCTTTGCGTCGCTGGCCTGCATGGCGTAGTCCATCTCGCTGACCAGATCACGATAGCGCGCAACGTATGGCGGAGGCGCGCACTCAAGCAACCGCTGACCCCAAGTGTTCTGCGCTCGGCTTAACAGAACGCTGAACGGTGCGAACGCTTCGGCCACCGCTCTAGTACACGGCTTGGCAAACTGAGAGCCTTCGCCGATCTCGAAGGTTCCCCTCTTTGCATTCTTGCTTGTTGACTTAGCCATTCCACTCCTCCGATCTACACATATACAGATACCTAAAGGTATTCTGTATATTATGTAGGTTTGATCCAGATATACATATTCACATACAGAAACTACATAAACTACATAAACTACATAAAGCACACTGTAAGTCATTGAATACAAACAATACACGTTTATGTAGGTCAATGTAGATCACCTCACCCTGCCTTCTTTGGCGCTAACCCATATTTTGCCCTCATTCTGTACCATATACCCGTTTGAAATGAGCGCATTCAGAGCCGTTGTGTAGGCGCTGGATGCGTTGGTTGAGGTCATCTTGCCCATCGTAAACTTGCGCAATTCCTCTTCATCAATGCACCAGAATTTGCGCGCTTCAGGCCACCCAGCGCCAGTTGGGTTCTCACCGCCAACGCCCTCTCCCCGCAGTTGCTTAAAGGCCGCGACAATAGCTTTCTGGTTTACTCCCGTCGGCTTCTTCTGGTTCATCTCGGCCACATCGTCCTCGTCGGCTTCTGTGATTGTGCATGTGGTCACGTCATCGCCGTCCTCATCCACGCCCAGCTTGTGAACCTTCAGCACGAACATAATCGGCTCCTGCGGCTCCAGATCGCGCTGCTTGGTGGCGGTGGCTTTGCGGATGCCCTGATCCACCTCAAGCTCGATCTCGGTGTCCGTGGCGGCTCTCAGCGAACTATGCCCACGCGCACCCTTGGCTGTGTCTTTGCCGCTGTGATGCACGATCATAATATGTGCTCCCGTAGCCTCACGCAGTGCATCTAGGTTCGATATAAACGCCGTCATATCGACGGCCCCGTTCTCATCGCCGCCAGCCATTGCTCTCGAAAGTGTATCCACGCAAATCATTGCCAGCGGCTCCCCAAGCTGATGCTCAATGTCTTGGCACAGCTTAATGAGGCTCGCCAAGTCTACATCAGGGCGCAGCAGGTCAATGGGCGATGGCCTTACAGCCAGCGGCACATCAGACATGCCGTATTCCTCTCGCAGCGCCACGCATCGCGATTGGAATGCGTTGCCGCCCTCGGTGGCTAGGTAAAGCACTGGCCCCTTGCGAACCTTTGCGCCCTGCCACTCAATGCCTGCTGCCACACAGAATGCCATGTCGAGGCAGAAGAAGGATTTGCCCACGTTGCTTGGGCCGTAGATTACCGACATCTGCGCTCGGCCCAGCCAATTCTTGATCAGATATGATGACCGCAGGACGGGCTGCGCGTCCTTGATCCAGAAGATCGGCTTGCGGTCTTCGTTCGGAATAATGATGCCGCTGTGTGTTTGCTCTGGCTGCGGCTCTGGCGGCACGAAGTCAAAGTCGTTGAGGCTGTGGTCCTGCGACTTTGACATTGCTTCCTGCATTATTTGCTCACGCTGTGCCGCGTAGTCGTTTGGCCGCAACTCTTTGGCATACTCGCGCACTGCGTTCTTCATGTCGCCAGAGTGCTCAAAGTGGCAGTACAGGTCAAAGGCATCGCCCCACGCCATCGTCACGTCACCTGTCTTGCACTGGCCGATGCCTGCGTTGGCGTCAGAGCCTGACAGTGACACCCAGTGCGTGCCGAAGTCTTTCGTGGCAAACGATCCTGACGACTGGTTCGGGCTTCGGTAGCTGTCGGATTGTCCTTGCCGCTCGTATCCATACTTGAGGAAAAGGTCGCCGATGACGTGACGCTCGTTGAACTCTGCCACTGGATCGACATCGTCGCCAATCTTCTGGCGCATTTCATCGCGTGCCGCCTGACGCTTCTGGCGCATTGCTGCGGCCTGCTGCTCGGCAATCTCTGCCTGCTCGGCGCGAAACTCTGCCTTGGCCCAAATGCGGCTGTCTTTGACGACAAGGTAGCCTTCTCCGCGATGCTTGGCGGAAGAATAGAACGCTGGGCTGCCATCAAAGTCACGCTTCTCTGGCGGCACGTTGGGCAGGTAGATTGGCTGGCCTGTGCGGCTGAGAGCGGCATCGCACTCAATGCCATGATCTGATTGCATGAGGTCAAACAGCGCTAACTGTGCGTCAATGTATTCTGCGCCCGTCAGGGGCTGTGCCAGCGGTATTAGGACGCGCCACTTGCGGTTTTCTGCTTTTGCCCCTGCTGACGAGTAGATCAGCGCCGCCGCGTCCCCTGTAATTGATCTGACGGCATTCAGCAGTTCATCCTGTTCGGGAGATCCTTTGTCCACATCAACCGCCAGCATCCAATATTCGCCATGCTCGCGCTGGGTGGCGTGGTTGCGGCCATCGTGTGCGCGATATGTGGACGGGATAACGAACGCGGCCTTCGCCTTGTCAGTGGCCTGCGGCGTGCCCACCATCGCCGCGATCTGGCCCAGCGTGATGCCGCTGTATTCTGCGCTTGGACTGCTGATTAACGTGTCCAAGCTGCCCTGCGCTGTAAGCAGCATTTTGTTGCGTATGTCGTATGTTTTTGCTAAACTCACGTTGCAAACTCCCTTGTCAATTTGTTTGTCTCCACTGTTCAAGCCCCCGCAGGATACGCTTCCCGCGGGGGCTTTTTTATTAGAACGGGATTTCGTCTAGGCTCACGCTGTCGGCAATAGGTGCCTTGGCTTCGGCTGGCGCTGGCTTGTATTCAAATTCGTCCAAGCCATCATTGCCGTTGGATGTCATCGGCACTTCATCGAAGTCATCCAAGCCGCCACCTCCATATACAGCGTGCGTCACTTGCACTGTGTCAATCAAGAGAGATACCCCACCGTTGCCGTCTGGATCGGTGACGGGGAACGCTGTTACCTTGATTGAGCCTTTGGAGCCGCCCCAGATTGCAGTGTCGGCGAGCGGCTTCTTCATGCCGTCGATGACGGTAGGTTTGCTGTTTTCCTCGCCTTGGCCGTTGCAGCCGTTGCGCTTGGCTGAGAATGTGAAGCTGCCATCATCCATCTTCTTCATGCCGAAGACCTTGGAGAACGGTGGGTTTGTCTTGCAGCTTTCGTAGTGCGCCTTCAGTTCGCTGTGAAGCGCTTGAGCGGCATCCTTGTCCATCTTCCAGCCGATGGAGTATGAGGCACCTTGGGCGCGCGGATTGCACTCCTCTGAGCGCTTCTCAGCGGTGTTGAATTTGTATGTCGCGTTGAGGCGAGGATACAGAAATTCCACGTTGCGGATCATTACGGGTTTGAAGTCAGTTTTTGCCATGTTTAGGCTCCCTTGTTTTCAGTAAAGTCGGCTGCGTCATGCAGCCAGCGGGGTAGTTCGATCACGTTTACGCGATCTGACCAGCCTGTTGGGTAGTACCCATCATCGCTGGCGCTCTTAATCTTGGATAGGGTCTTGTGCATCTGTTGCTGGCCCCATGCAAGAAATTCTTCAGACAGTTCGTTCACCGATACTGCATACGGTGGTGTCTTCTCGACGTTCACAAAGACAAACCGCTCCGCATTCATGCCAGCTTGCTGCATGACGTGCAGGTAAAATGCGGCCTGTATTGCGTAGCCGTAGTCTATCATCTGCTTCGCCACGCCGCGCGGGCTGGAATCTTGGCACGTCTTGATGTCGTACACCACACCCTGCTCCTGCCAGTAGCTGTCAGGGCGGCACTTGATCTCCAAGCCTGTAGCTGGATCGGTGGCAAAGAAGCTGGCCTCGTTGATCACGTCTCGTCCAGCCATCCTCTGACCGGCGGGGTGGAACAGTACGCTGTCGGCCACATTGCGTGCCAGATCGTAGTCCGACATTGTTAGCAGCGTTTTGCCCTCGGCCTGCGCGTCGGCATAGGCAGTAGACCAATCTTTGCCTCGGCGCGTTTCTGGGCCGCGCAAGGTATTCGCTCCATTTTCGAGCACCATGTCATGCACGGCAGTTCCCGTATCAAATGCTGTGCTGGATTTGTAGACCTTGGCCTTCCAGTGGGCCAGCGTGGATTTGTGAACCATCTTAACATCGCTGCTGCTGATGGCAGCGTAAGCGTGATATTCGGTGTTGGATAGATTGTCGGCGGTTATCATCATTTGTCCTCCGTCATTTCAATGATCAAGTTTATTATGTCGTTGATATAAAACACTTCTCTCGGCGAGTCGGGCAGGAATGGCTGTAGCACTCTAAGGTTACTTTGTTCTATGAAGTTAGTGATGTAGAAATTTGAAATCCCTAAAAAATTGCCAACTTCCTTTTTGGAAAAGAAAACCTTTCCGCTGCTTTCCAGTAACCGCATGACTTGCTTGTTCATGCCTTGAAACTCCTCCTGCGGTGTTTCCTCAATTTCGCGAAGAGCCTGCGAGTTGTGGTGAATGTTGCATTTTGGCTTTTCAGCATGGATGGCAGCAACCTCTGCCCTCAAAGCCTCCTCACGGGTGTCAAACCATTCAATCTTAACGTCGGTTACTTCTGTAAACCAAGCGCTGCTTTTGTAGTGCTGTGACAGTCTGTTTTGCGCATTGAGACTTATTCCAACGTACAGCAAAGATTTATCATCTGCGAACTGTCTATACAGTGCCGTCCTCATAGCGTGGTCCTCCATTCGTACTGGTTAAGTTCAGCGCTGTTGCGAACGCTCATAAATGGCGTCTCGCTGGGGTTGATGCTTTCTATAACTTCCCGCAAGGACTGCTTCGTTTCAACGGCTGTCTTCGCCTTCTTGATTGCTTTCAACAGCTCTTCGACCATCCTTTTCTCGCCGACCAGCTCAAGGCCGTCAATGAGTGCGATAGACAGGCGACGCTGCACACCCTTGAACTCTGAGATGCAGATGCCGTGCTGCGATGCCTGCTGTTCAATTATCAAGCGCAACTCACGAACGCTCTTCTTCCCGATATTTGGGGTCCGAAGAAGCTGCTTGTCGGTCATTGCAATGATGTCGCCTACGGTTGGCACAGGCATATAGTCATGTCCCTTGTGCAGGCCGTGGTGGATCATATTCAGAATCCGCGTGGACAGGTGCGGTAGGTCTTTGGCCAGCATGGCCTCAAATTCTGCGTAGTTCATTTCATCGTCTCCTTCCCATATAGCGCAATCAGCGTGGCTTCTGCTCGGCCATCGTCTTTCACGCGTTTAAACTTTTCAGCGAACTCAGGAAAGCGCTGCATCGCCACGCCACGGCTCACGCCCTTGTCCCTGTTCAGGCCGAAGTGGCCCTTCCACTTTGCAGGTGTCACAAGCCGCATCGGCGTGTTAGTCGCGGCCAGTGCCATGTGCAGCGCGCCGACTTGTTCACCGAATCGCCACACGGAGCTGACGCCCTGACGCGGCATTGCACCGACTTGCTCAATCCACGCGACACGCTCGCCGTCACCCTCTGGCTCCAAGATCGACAGGATGCCGTGGTGGTTCAGGATCGGCTTGCCCTTGGCGTTCATCATCGTCGGCATGTCATGCACCTCGATGTCGCCCGTTTCGGGCCAGTAAAGCGTGATTGCGCCAGTGAATCCTGGGTCGATCCCGTAGATCAGCATTAGTCAGCCCTCGGCTGTTCTGTGTGGATGCCCTTGGATGTCGCATCCTTGAGTGCGCAGTGGCGTAGATATGTCGCCAGCGCCATTCCTGTTTTCGCGGCGGCATAGGTCAACGCCTCATGCTGCTCCTCGGTCAGTATGACCCGACTTTCTTTCCTCATCGCATTTCTCCTCTGCTGATGATGGGTATCATATGGGATAAAAAATGTAGCGCAAGGCCAATTATATTGTTGACTGCAATTTTCTCATCTGTATTCTGACATCACTGAAGCAAACCAAGGAGACTACAATGCAAACTATTCTTATTACGAATTATCATCCTGACGGATTCGCATTTGCCTTAAATGAGGAGAATGAGCAGGTGTTTATCCCACCGTATGCCACGGACGGGGCGATCTTGGAGCGCGGCAGACGCTATTTCGCGATCCTCGTACCGAATCACAAAGAGGATCAGCGCAAAAACACTCCACACATGGCCGTGTCGGTCATAGCCACTGAGGACGCTGTAAGATTAGATGATGAGCCTGCTACACCCGCTACATCCGCTACATCCGCTACATCCGACAATCAGGATAAGCGCGACGAATTGGTTTACGCTTTGATCTGCGGAGGTTCATACATGACCACACGCGAGATCGCCGAGTACAGCGACCTAGACGCTAAGACGGCCAGCAACAGCGCCAACCGCCTGTTCAACGCAGGCCGCATTGCCAAAGCGGAAATCTACAACCGTGTCGGCCAAGCGAGGCCAAGCTTCGTGCTGTGGGCCGAGAACGCCAACGAATTTGTGGAGTAAGCAGATGCAAGAGCGCAAAACTATTCTGGCGCGACTTCGCCGCAAGATCGACATCATCAGGCTTGATCAAAAGCAAATTGGCGCAAACATGGGTGGCCACGCTTCCGAGTGCTTGTCGCTGCTCGACATTCTGGATCGCATGGAAAAGGAGAAGGACCAATGATTGTCACAACAGCCGCAGCCTGCCTCGCAATGGCGATATACTATGAGGGCCGATCTGAACCAGCGGATGCCCAGATGACCATCGCGGAGGTCGTCATCAACCGCGCCGCCCACCCTGACTTCCCAAACACGATCTGCGAGGTGGTCAAACAGCCCAGCCGCCGCCCAGTCACCCGCCCTGCCGCTTGCCAGTTTAGCTTCTGGTGCGATGGCAAGGATGACACGCCCCACGACAAGGCGGCATGGAAAACGGCTCAGACAGTGGCCAAGGAGGCTCTCTCAGGCGCAACTCTGCGCACGGGTGCCACCCACTACCACACGCGTGCAGTCAAGCCTGTGTGGCGGCACAGTTTGACACCGCTCGGCGCTATCGGCGAGCATGTATTCTACACTGACGGCAAGTGCCTGCTGGCGCTCGGCTGCTCGCTGCGCCCAGTATCGCGTCCAGAGGGAGAGACATCGTGAGCAAACAGAACCTAGAGAAAGCAATCGCGGTGCTGGAGAAGCAGCACGACGAGATGTGGGCGCAGACGCGCGGCGTCAGGCGATCGACAGCCAGCGCCGATCTGGCGATGCTCGGAGCGCAAATTGACAGGTACAAGGCCGAGTTAGCTAATCCTTTAATGGTTGCAAATACGGAAAGCACCCAGACTTTGATGGCAGGAGAAGAAAATGAGAAGTGATTTATGGTCCGACGAAGATTTGCTCGAGGCTCTCTCGCTGATCGGCCAAGGCTGGACGCGGAGGGCCGTCGGCCAGCGCCTCGGCGGACGATCAAAGAACTCAGTGATTGGTACTCTTAATCGCATTCAGAACGAGGAGGTTCGCGGCAGCGCTGGTGACGGCACAATGCAAGCGGAGTGGTGGCGCGAGGGGCTGGCAAAGCGATGAAAGGTGCAAGAACCAAAGAGAAGACGCTGAAGATTTTGGAAACATATCGGCAGGGCCATACGTCAAAGGAGATCGCCGAGATGATGGGGCTGTCGCGCAGCTCGGTCAGAACTGCGCTGACTAGGGGCCGAAAGAATGGCTCGATACCGCCTTTCAAGCCCGCAAGCAATTTGAAGCACCTGTTGAAAGCGGCCAACTTGCGAAATGGGCATATTAGTGAAGTGTTTGAAAACCTCACGATTGAGCAGACGCGGTGGTTAATTAATGAGGCCAGCAAGGTCGAGGCTGAGACAGTCTCAGAGTACCTGATCGAACTGGTGCGCGATGAATACGAGAGGGAGCACGACAATGGTTAAGAAGCACCCGAACCAAAACGTGCCAAAAAGTAAGCATCGGCCCAGATCGCTCAAGCACAGCGTCACTGAGAGGCTCAGGCACGCACAGCAATCATCGCTGCGACAGCGCCCACCAGCGCCTATTACACTGGCACAAACACCTTGGGAGAAGAAAGTATGATCATCAACGGAAAGACGCTAGGCCACGCGAGGCCAATCGTCGATATGGAAGACAGCAAGCGGCAGGCGCACGGCACTAGCTACGGGCTGTCAGAGGCTGGATACGACATCCGCATCAAGCAGTCTGTGCTGCTGCATCCATTCAAACGGTTCGCACTCGCCAGCACGATTGAGCGCTTCCAGATGCCAAAATACATGGTCGGGATCGTACACGACAAGTCTACTTGGGCGCGGCGAGGGATTTCGGTATTCAACACCGTGATTGAGCCAGATTGGCGCGGGTTTCTGACGTTGGAGTTGGTCTATAACGGATGGAAACCACTACGCATCCCGGCAGGCGCAGGCATCGCGCAAGTGATATTCCACCGCACCGAGGAAACCGCGTCATATGGCAATGGCAAATATCAAGATCAAGCTGATCGACCAGTAGGAGCAAAACGATGACAGAAGAAGAAGCATTTGAGCGCATTTCGCAACTCATCAAATCGGGCATCACGAACAGGCAGCTCGCTCGGATGGTGGGAGTGCCAGTGGACGTTGTTTTGGCCTACAAGCGCAAACGAGGGGCGCATAAGTCTGCTGTTCAGGTCGCATTGATCGAGCGCAAGGAGGAGAAAAGTTGGGAGATCGCCTCCAGAGAAATTATCAGTATAGCTGATCCGCGAGAGCGCCGCGAAGCGATGTATGGATACGCGATGCTGTCGTTTGAGCGAAAGCAGGCTGCGCTGGAGTTGCGTCCAGAATTGCCGCGCTCTGCAGAGTTAGCTTAACGCATTAAGAGATTTGCGATGTCATCTGCTTCGGCCTGCTCAGTAAATTCAGCAGGCCGAAGCGTGATCATTGATTTCTTTAGATCGGATTTGTTAAATATGCGAATCAGACTTAATTGCAGACTGACAAGCATGAACACT